AAGACGTAAAGCAACATAAGCACTATTGGCATAGGTTGAATTATTATCTATAACTTCTTGAAAACTTGTAAATTGAAAAGAATTTACTCTTGATGAATCTGTGCTATCTGCTGTTACACGAACCACTCTTACATCTACAGTTGTAAATCCACTTGTTAACTCTATTCTATGATCTCTAGCGTAAGCATCTGCAGTTCTTCCGCTAACAGAAGTACTTATTTTATCTACAAATCCACCAGAATCATGTTGAATTTGTATTTTATATTCAACAGTATCACCTCGAATATCCCCATCATCTTCAGCTACCTGTATCTGAGGCCAAGTTAAAGTAACAATTACAGCATCTACGTCTGTATTAGTAATTTGCCTAGTAACAGGAGAAGAAGTTGTCACAGTAACAGCAACAGCAGTAGGTGATCTGCTTTCAGCGGGAATACCACTCATTGCAGTTTGGTTTGATGTTCCAAACTTTGATTTAAAAGTTACATCTTGGAAATTAAAATCAGTTGTAGCTGGACTAGCACTTGAAGCATTTGAGTTAAGCACTGGAGTATCATCAAGAAATACATCTTTTAAACTCGCATTGTCATAAGCAGTTGTGCCTTTTGTAAGTCCTTCTTTTGACGCACTAGCAAAACCCTCTATTTCTCCTTCAGATATTAAATCTTGAATAGTAGCAAAACTTCTACTATGTAAAGTATCGGGAGCACGATATGGAGCTGGGGGTGGAGGAGGTGGCCCTCCAGATCCTCTAATAAATTTAGTTTTGTCTGTCATGCTTCTACCTGATTAGTGTCAACGGCTGCCGAAATTACCACTGAGCCAGTCATAATTTCACCATATACTATTGGAACAGGAGTACCAGCCCTTGAAGTGTTTTGTACTCCACTAAAGTTAAAAGATAATTGTGGATCTTCTTCTGAATTAAAATTTTGTGGTTCAGGAACAGGAAACAGCATATCGCTTACACCAGATAAAACTAATGATGCACCAATAGCTATAGCAGCTTTTGTTAAAGGTAACGCTGCTGCAAAAGATCCTGGCATAACTATTGGTCCGAAAAAAGATCCCACAGATAAAGGTGTAAACAAGAAAGCTCCTCCAATTAAAGCTGCTCCTAATAATACCTTTCCCATACCACTACCTGCTCCAGTTATAGCTGGAATAAAATGTATATCTTGTTTTCCTATTGGATAAGAAATTTCACTCTCATCAATATCATAATTACCAACTTTAACTTGATAATATTTTGGACTCATATAAGATTCTGCACCAGCAAAATTATGAATTAAAAAACTTACTGCTTGACTTACATTATCAACTTTTACCTCAAACTCTTTATGGCCAATAAATTCTGCTAATTGTCCATATAATTTTATTTTACGAAGCATAACGATACCTCTTTCCCGTACATTTTAACAGCCATTCAGAATAAGGCTCTCTACAAGATAGTCTATCGGTTAAATGATGAATAACATCTCCTTCAAAAAATAATGCTACATGATTTAAAGTTGGGTGCAAAATACTCATAAGCAACACATCCCCATCTTGTAATTTTTCTTCTGGTCTAAGCTCTCTAAAATTAGTTCGCCATGCACAATCTTCAAACAAAGGTTTATTATTAAATTCTTCTAATGTTCTAGGTCTTTCCCAATCTCTAAGTTCAATATTTCTTTCTTCCTTATACCAATCTCTAACTAAACTCCAACAATCAGTTATACCCCAAACCCATTGACGGCCTAATAATGGAGGTTTATATCCGCAGGGTTCTAAATATGCCCATTGTTCTGTTTTTGGATTAACAATGTACCAAGGTAAATTACTATCTTCGCAACTAATTTTATCTGCTTGACTAGGATTAGGTGGGGTTATTGGATGACTATGAACAACACCAACAATTTCTCCCGTATTGTCTGCCTTTACATAATCTTCTGGGTCAATAATAAAACATTGATGATCTGTTATTGAAAGGTTACGACATGGATAATATCTTTCTTTACCTTTTATGTTCAAAAGTAAACCACAAGATTCTCTTGGATCTTCTCGTTGAGCATGAAGTAACGCTTTATATTTCCAACTCATTGAACAAAAGTACCAATAGAAGGGAAAATAGATCTAGTGCATTGTCTTTTTGGTATTCTAACTCCTGCTAAATCTGTAGGTGCAGCAAGTTCAAACTCAACAGTTTCTCTGGTTTCTGCTGATTTACGATCTACTGAATATATCTCTTGAGGAAATTCCGCTGTATTATCCGCTGTGGCATTTGTTCCATCTGCAAAGTTAACAGCATCAATAAATTTAGCTAAAGTTCTTATCCGTGTAACTGTAGCTCCTGTTAAATCATTACCTGTAGTTGTTTCATTTACAGATAAAAGTATTGCTGACATTAATCCAGTAACATTACTTATAACAATCCTTGGACGAGGTAACTGTCCTTTTTGAAAAGCAAAACCTGTTGCTTGTATTGGAAATCTTAAATATTCATTACCAGCCCAAACTATTTTTCCATTTGCATTAAGGTTACTTCCAGCATGAAATCTATAAATTGTATTTGCACCATGCAAACTATTATCAAGTTGCAATGTAAACAATTCAATAATTGCTGACGGATTTATAGATTGTAAATTACTAAATACTGCTGAATTTACTGACATTATGATGCTGGTTCAAATACTTCTCTAAAAGTAACTTGAATTGTAGCTCTATTACTATAAGGTATTGATTTGCTCCAACTTTCGCAAACAAATTGAGATGAACTATCCTCTCCTGGAGGAGTAAAAGTAAAACTATCACTATCATTTGCACGAGCATCAAGAAATGTTTCTATTGTGTCTGCGTCATTTTCAGAAACATTAAAAGTAAAATTAAAAATTTTTGGATTTTGATGTTGTGCTAATCCAAATAAAATTCTATGTTCATAACCGTCAGCAAAACGAACTGTTCGAGTTAGTGGCCTAGATCTTTTTTGTTGTCCATAAGTTGGAGTTATCGAAGGAAATGTAGCCATTATGCAAGTAATCCTCCTGGTCTTTTTTGCTGTATTAATTCAGATTGTACCGCAACTGATATAAGTCGACCAAGCTCTTTACCTTGTGCTTCATCTCCTTCAATAGAAGAACCAGTAGCATCTACATTTACTACAACATTAGTTGAACTTCCCATGTCTGAATTAGGCACTATCCTTCCACCAGTATTTGGAACAAACATTTCAGGACCACGTTCTCCAACCATATAACTTTTACCACTACTAACAGGGCCACCATTAGCTCTAAAGAAACCACCAATACCTGGTAAAGAGCCAAGAAAAGCATTTACACCAAACTGAATAAGAGATCTCTGAATTTGCGTAAATACACTGCGAGCAACATCACCAAGAGTTTTTGTACCATTTATCGCACCTTCTATGGCATCAACTAAACCAGTTTCTATTGTCGAAGCAATACTTTGATATAATTTTGATAATTTTTCAAGTTCTAAATTTTGTCTTAGTGTATCCAGATATAATTGTCTTCTTACTTGAGCTTCTTTAGTACTTAAATCTATACCTTTCAAACGAGCAGCTTGGTCAAACTCTCTCATTTTTTGCATAATTGTAGCTTCAGTACGACCAAATTTTATAGAATCCTGTAAAAATAAATTTTTATCTGTAACTGCTTTACTTATCTGATCAAACTGTAATTCTTGTAATTTTAAAAGCTCATTTTGATCATTTAATAATTCTTTAGCAATAATTTTATTCTGTATTGATTTTCGCTCTTGATCATTTAATCGACCTCCAGTTTCCAATCTTTTAAATAAAGCATCTAATTCTTCATCTTCACCTCGTCTTTTCTTTGCTTGTCCTAATAATGATGCTCTTCTAAATCCAGTTATTGAAGCTGGATCTTCTTCTCCAGCTCCAGCAATAATTTTTGCTGCCGTAGCAGCTATTCTTGTTAAAAATCTACTAAAAATACCCTCTAATTGTTTTGTACCTTCTCCAAAATTTTTCAATGCTTGAACACCATCTTTACCAACTACTTGTTCCATCTCACCTACAGCAGCATTAAAAGCAGCTTGTTTACCTTGTGTCTGTTCAAGTAATTTTAGATACTCACCTGTAGGTGTATTTGCAAGACCTATTGATTGATTAATTTTATCAATATTTAAAGTAAAAGGATCTAATGCTCTTCCTAATTCATTTAAACCTTTTATAGCTTCAGTAAGTTGCTGAAGGACAGCAGTAGCAACAAGACCTCCTGCAAAACCACCCATCTGTCCACCCATTCGTGTTCCTATAAAACCACCAGCAAAACCAGCAGCACCACCAAGTGGTCCTTGACCAAATAATAAAGGAAATGCACCACTGACTAATCCACTTTTTAATGCTGCACCCCTTCCTCTTGGATCATTTTTTCCTTTTCCTTTACCAAATTGTTTATCTAATTTTGATAAAGAATTTCTTTGTATATCAATTGCCTGTGTAAGAGTATTAAAATCTTTTGTTCCAACAGTAAGACTTTTTCTAAGAGATTCAAAAGTTGAGATTGCTCCTTCTTGTTGATCTATTGTTAAGCCGAAGGCTTTACCTTGTTTGGTTACTGCATTCGCAACATCTAATATTGAATCTTTTGTTTTCTTTAATGCTTGCCCATCTGCTCCTTGAAAATTTGTTATATCTGACAAGTTTATGCCTTTCATTTTTTCAATAGAGGCATTTAATTGATCTGTTTTTCTTTGTACCGCTTTAAGTCGCTCTTCTCCTGTGACAGTTAATTTTATATTTACACCATATTCTCCTGCCATGAGATTCGACCAAAAACCAAAACTTTACTTTAGTGTACCTCTTTTATGGTTTTCTTGCTCGTGATTTATTTTTAGCATCTTCATATGCTTTATCTTCATATTCTCTTTTTAATTCATAGTAAGCAACCCAATGAATAAATTCTTCCTGAGTCAAATTACTTGTTAATTGTTTTATAGTCATTCCTAGCTCTGAAGCTAAAAAAAACATAAAAAACCAATCAGTTTTATCTTTTCAAAGATGCTTTCGCTTCCTCCACTTTATATTCCGCACCTGAATTCATCATAGCTAATTGTATGTCTTGCAAAACTCCTGCATTTATTTCTCTCCTCAAAGATGCTTTATGACCATCCTGAAATAATCTTTTGCCATCTTTATCTAATGCTTTTGTAAGCATAAGATTTAATGCGAACTCATCATTACTTTGAAGTGATCCATTTGGAGATTTAGCAACAATTGTTTCTCTTTCAGCAATAGTTAATGGATTCCAATATATTTCTAGAATTGTTTCATCTCCATCTTTAAGTTCATACATATATCTTTGGCTTACACCAAATTTATTTTTGAGAAGTTCAATAGCTTCCATATAAAATTAATTAAATATTATATTAGTATACTAGGCATTTGCCGAGAATTGGCAAGATATTACTCCTACAAAATGACTTCTATCTTCAATATCCAATGGAGTAGGGCCATTTACATCTAAAACTCTAGGCTTACAACTGAATGTATCTGTATATCCAGAAGCATTAACAGAAGTAAGACCATCAATTACCGCTTCAGATATTTCAGATAAAACTGATGTACCTTTTGATTTGGGAACATATACATTACATTGAATTACACCAACATAATAATCTGAACTTGCACCCTGATTCTGTAAAGTTGATTGTGTAAACTCTACACTCATCAAAATATATTTTTTAGTTTTTCCAGGTGTTGTGTAATGTACATTGTCATACACCATTTCAATGGTTGGATCTACATCTGATACAGCATCAGTTACTGCTTTTTCAAAAGCTGCTCTTGTATTTACTAAGGTCATTTAGAAAACTCCGTATACTTAACACCACTACCTTTAGAACGACCCAAGCCTATACTGGTGCTACCACCAACAAATATTTTACCTTTATCTGTCATAGTTTCTCTTATCATTTTACCCAAAGATCCTTGTATAAATAATTGAACTTTACCTCCTTCAAGAGCATATACTGCATATTCAACTCTATTACCAATATAAACAGGTCTTGTATAATTAAAAACTCTTTTTATTGGAAATCTAGGTTGTATAACAGGATTTAAAGGGGCATTACCACCAGTTCCAGCTAAAAATGCCGTCATTGCCTGTTGTTTAATACCAGACCAAGGTTGAAATCTTTTAATTTTATCTTTTGCCCTAACAGCACTACCTTGAGCTACCCAACTAGAAGCAAAAAATCCTGTATAAACTGGACTTTTTTCCTTAGTAGACAACTCAGCATGAATTTTCCTAATAAGATCATTAAAACCTTGTGATATTTTTTTATCTAAATCAGGAGGTAAATCTTCTAAACGTCTTGTAGTCATTAGAATCTCACCAATAAAATAAATAAATAAGTCTGACCACCTTTTTTTGTATCTATGTCTACTATCTGTACAACCCTATCAGATCCAGCAAAATTTAAAGTAATTTCATCTTCTAAAGATGGCTGATTATCTCCTATTAAATCTGGAGTGAT